AAAATTATTGGCGCTCTCAGACCCTCCCTCTAGAAAAATCTCCGAATTAGAAAATTCAGACATTACATCTATGGCATTTCTAAAGATTGGGATATTGGCATAAGCTTTTTGGCACAACTCGATTGTCTCCCTAACATTAATCCCCGAACTTGTTTGACCATAAGGCAGCATGCCTCCAGCTATATTTGCAAATTTCTTAGTTTGGGATTTATTTTTACGAGTGGCTATTCTAGAGGATTGGTTTTGAGTGGAGGAATCCACGAATGATCCTACTGCGATTTTAGAAGTCGAGCCTTCACTCACATAGTAATTCTCTCCACTTAGCGAGGGCTCAACAACAGACTCTTGAACCTTAGGTTCTTCTTTGTCGAATTTATTCCAGTAATGAGATTTTTTATTGTATTTTCTTTTCATAGGTGGTGGAGATAATTATATTATACACAGCAAAGTTAAAAAGTCACTTTAAAGTTGCTTTTTAACTTTCATTTTATGAACATGGGGGTAAAACTATACACCTCTTCATCTTTAAACGAATGTATGTCACTCCAGATTTTTATCATCCAATTTCCCAGTACTAAAGCGGAGTAGCAGTCTTTTCTGGCTTTACTGGGGCCAGAGGTTCTTTTTAATATCAAGGGCAAATCAAATGTTTGAGTTCCCTGAGGGGAAGATTTAACTTCTATAAGTGCGCATTGACCTTTTGTGTAGTCCATCATGTCGTATTGATGCTCCACTAAGTCAATCATTATCGCCCCATAACTCTGGTCTTCACTATCACTGACATTTAGGAACTTTAGATCTTTAACGGGAATCTTCTTTTTTCTCTGCTGCTCGAAAGCATCATCGATGGCTCTTGCGGCAAACCATATTCTTTTGTGATCAAAATTGGCCTGCAATAACTCATTCGCTCTTCTTATCCATTCTGATGTAGGTTTTCGCAGGCAGCAAGGTATGCCTTTTTTGTTGCATTCTTTCTTTGCATTTTTCAAAGATTTACGGTAGTTCTCTATGTCGTCGAATTCTGTTTCTAAAATATTAATTTTTAAATTAGATTTTTTATACCTAGCACTTTCCATGAAAGCATTCATAAATTGAACTCCTCCATTATAATCTCCTATTATCGCAACTATGTTAAAATTACCTATCAAATAATGAAAATAATTCATGTGATCCTTTAATCTTTGCCCTGCCAATGCATATGCATGAACAAGAACTCCCTGATTTTTTTCTTTTATAAGCTTGAATACTTGCATGGCAAAATCATCAGACCCTTCACTTTCAGCCCAACTCGGGTCAAAGGATAAAATATACTCTTCGCCTTCCTCTCCCTTTACTTCGACAGATTGCCCAACCCCTTCTTCTATAGTGCATTCAGCCATTTTTGATATCTTAAAATACCCAGAACTGTCATCTGTAAATATAGCCCCAAACTCTCGATCATACTGGCTTTGACTCATTGTCGATTTCGCCTGATCGATGAGGTTTTTATCATACAACTGCTTGGGGGCGCAATCATAAGAAAAATGCATAATTGTTCTTAATGCGCTATTATTTTCTGTCTTATTAAGTATTGATGTTTCAAAATTTTGATACAACTTGTAAAGGTATTCGAATTTATAACTTGCAGAAGAAAGCATTATTAATTTATTGTTAGGCCATTTATGTCTCTCGGATTCCTTCATTTTCCCTGTTTCAATCAATTTAGTTTCAAGGTTATACAAATCTTCTCTTTCTTTTGGGTTTTGCACTACGGACAAAAAAGGCACAATAACCTCATTGTAAATTCTTTCGGGCATTAAAAGCATCTCATCAATAATGATTCTGTGAAACCTGAATCCACGCAGCTTAGATCCGTCTCCTAAGGGCAAAGCCCTTATAGAGCTATCGCCTATCTCCATAACCCATTCGTCGTTTTGTTTAGAAACTCTAGTGATGCATTGAGACAAGTAGGCGGCTTCGGGTTTGGCTGCAATATCTTCAATTTTTTTAAAGATCATTTTAGCCTGCCTGAAAGATTTGGATAGAATTCCTATTTCAACTCCTTGATTTAACATCGCATCCATAAAAGCAAATATGCCCGTAGTCCAAGACTTAGACATTCCTCGAGACCATATACCCAAAAAATAGTCGCTTTCGAACATAGCTTTAATGGCCATATGTTGAAAAGGGAATAAATCTACTCCCGCTACTAAATTTGTAGAGAATGTGACGTTTTCTTTTAAAAACTCGTATAAAAGTAGTTTAGAATCTTTTTCTGAAATAATACCTTCGAGATTCTTAAGATATTCATTTATATCTCTTTGCCCTACCCTGTTTTGTTCTCCTTGCTCCCAGCTCATACTCTCCTTAGTAAGTTCATGGTCTCTTCCCAATTTTCCACTTGAAATACTTTGTGAGGATCATGTAGTTGGCTCGCTATGGCGTAATCGTTACCTCCAGGCATTGTCTTATCGCCATAAAAATATATCAAGCCGTCAAGAACTTCTATAATTTGTGATTTGTTTTTTCCTTTCTCGTGAATATCGATACTAATTTGACCTCCAGCCGTAGCTTCGAGATTGGGAAATTCTTTTTCAATTTCTTCGCAAATATTTAATCTTTCTTCACTATCCTTGTCCCATTCATAATATTCCAGCCTTTGATCTTGCATGCAACTTCTTCCGACAACACTGATATTTAATAACCCATCTCTAACTTCTAGGTGATTGCCCGCTCTAATAGGGTAAGGGGATGCATCTATCAAATCCTGGCATAAATTCAACAAGTTGGCAGAAGGTTTCCAGTCGCAAGTTTTTTTAATTTTTCCTTTCGAGTAAACTACATTACCCCCGCATTGATGAGATTCTGTAACTGACTCCCAAATTTTATAACCTAATTGTTCTATTGTCTTTAGGTGGTCAGAGCCAGTTAATAGATATACTTTTTTTTCTTTCATCCAGTCTAAGAAAAATTCTTCAAATAGAGAGTCTATTCTTAATCTGCTAGGAGTTAATGTGCCGTCTACATCAAAAACGAAGTTTGTATTGTTGTTCATATGTTTAAAATTCTTTTGTCTATATAAAATTGCAAGTCCGCCCCCCATACTTCCTCCCCTTGATATAATAACCAATATATTAAGTTTTTCGATCTTGTCCTCCCTCCTGAGAATACGAATTGGCAATTATTCGGGTACTTGTGAGCGATTATCCTCATTTGGTGCCAGACAAACTTGAGGTTTGATTTGTGAGCTCCAGAGCCATTATTTCTGATGATCTTGTCTATCGAGCTTTCAATAACTATATATAGATAAGAGTCAAATTCTTTTACTCTATCAAGCTCCCTAAGAAATCTTTCGTATCCAACCGTCATTGTTGACTTGAAGTCAGTCTCGCTTTTTCTCTCTATGTAGGTCTTGGTATAGTGTTTGCTTGATGCCGTGTAGTCGCCGAAGTCTAATTTTTGTTTTCTTTGATGAGTAAACTTTAATGGGTCTTGCTCTCTACTATCGACTAATATTTCTATTTGCTCTAAATTTTTATCTAATGTTAAAAATTCTTTTTTTATATATTTATGTAATAAAGGCCTCACATCCAGCTTTCTGCATACTGCAGAATAACTAGAAAAATATTTTTTATATAAATCAATGTGAGGCATTTCATTTAAAATTAACTCAAGATGATTCGGAGCATATTGCAAATTCTTTTCTTTTATTCGGTTTTTCAGCATTTCCAGTATCACTCCTTTAACCTCTTCGCCTTTTGTTTTGTTTGCCCACTTATCTATTTCAGAACTATTACTAAAATATGTAGAAAAATATTGTTTTTTGTCTTTAAAGGGAATTAACTCATTTGTATATAAATTATATCTAGGATAATATGTAATATAATATTCAGATAATAATATGCCATGTGCTTTTATATGTGCATGCAGAGATCTTTCACTCGAGAAAGACTCACTACATATTTTACAGACATGTGACATAATATATTATACATTAAAAGTTTATGACTTTAAGCAAGTAATTTAACCTCTCTATTTGCTGAAGCAACAAGAGTGGTATTAGTACGCGAAAACAAGCCTATAGAATGTCCTCCTTGGATATTCCTAGTACTCTAGCCTTCCAAACATCCATTCGCTCCAAATCGTCTGCTTCCTGAGCCACTAAGAGCTTTTGCTTCTCAGCCATATCAAGCATCATTTTACGATCTTTCTCATTTTGGAATAATTTAACTAATGACAATATAGAAGCATTATCTTTATGTTTATTTTTTATTCTTTCTTTTCTATCTCCATTTAATCTAGCTATCAGTGTTTCTTGTCTCTTCTCACATTGATTATACTCTTCACTTTTTGTTTTTAATAATTCAGCTAATCTTACAGTCATATCTTGTTGATCTTCACACTCTTCAAACATTCTATTTAATTTATTAATAGCTTTACTAATATTTTTTAAATGTATATAGTCCATACAAACATTAATATATAAATTTAATTCATCACTAGTTAAGTCTGGTTTATTCCATACAGATCTTATATATTCAGCCTCAAATAGTTCTCTATCATCCATAGAGGTATAAGTATTAATAACCTGAACGAATCTGGGTGCCGCCAAAGACTTGATGCAGTTTTCTGCATGGTCGAGATCTTCTTGAGAAATGTCCTCTTCGGCAATCTCTTCTTGGGCATAATCATTAATTTTTTTAATTACGCGCGAAAGTGATCTAGGAGGAAAGTATCGGTCGTTCATAGCGCTCTCTGTAGTATGCAGGAGTTCCTTATCAATGCTTTCTATATATTTAGCCACCTCTGTAACTTCTTTTGTTAAATTAGTGATATTTATATCTGGAAATAATATTTTAGATATTTCATATGCAGACATATTTTCTTTAGCATATTGTATAATAAATTCTTTTTGTTCATCAGTAAATATTATATCTTCTCTTTTTTCTTTTTGTGTAGTGCTAAAATCAATACGATTCTCCACTAGAAACTTTCGTACAGCGCGACCTTCTTTGGTTCTACCATCGAGGGAGTCATTGTCGAAAGTTCTTCTAGTTAATTCTATTAAGTCGCTGATACTTCCATAGCTAGTTAATATAAAGTTTTTTTGGTCGTCAGATAACACGTTATAAATTTAGGTTTGGTAATACTTTTCTAGCAAGAGCCTTAAAAAATTTTTCAAAGTTCTTGATTTGTTTATATCCAGCTCTTCTGCCTTTTTCATTTGTCTTATACCCTAATTCGGTAGCAATTTCCTCATTCGAAAGGTTTTTTATATATAACATTTCGTATATGCCGTATTTTTTTTCGCTACAATTTTCTTTTATTAATTGATGCATTCTTTGTATAACTTGGTCAAAATCATGCTTATCATTAGTGCCTGCGCTAAAAGCATCTTCTATATTGCCAGCCATGTTGATGTTTTGGGAGTACTTTTTTGTTTTAGACCATTTTTCGAATAAAGGACAATTACAATCCTGCATTTTAGTTTTTGTCCACGAGCATTTATTGTTTCGTTCATTTTGTGAGTCTATCGATCCGCTTGTATTGAACGGGCATTGAGTGCACGGACGAACAAAATTACCATAGTGATTTCT